TCGCCGTCAGCATAGACCTCACATGCCCCGCGATCGTCGAGAGTTATTGGATTTGTGTTGAAAATTGTTTCGGCGGCATCCTGCCATGTATTTTTCGGCGTCGAGGTCCCCGGAATATAGGTTCCCAGTGATCCTCCAGATAAGGGAGCGCCGTTTTCGTCAATGAAGAATAGCTGAGGTGGTACGAGTAAACCGGCCATCAGGCGAATCCATATGCTGACCACATGGCGACACACGGAACGCCGATGGAATTGTTCGTATCTTCGACAAAAACGTCGAATCCGCCGCCAATTGGGTTGACCAGACGCAAAACGGCATTGATCGGGTTGTTTGAGGTGACCGCCGTGACCGAAATCAAGTTAGAATAGGGCTTGGCGAAGACGATATGCGCCGTTCCGGTGCTATTTGTCGTCGTTTGGCCGAAATTGATCAAAAATCCCGTCGATGGATCGAACCAATAGCCGGGATTTGCCGATGAAAACGTCGCCCCACTGCCTCCGGGGCCTGTAGGGCCAGTGGCGCCCGTCGGCCCTACAGGCCCCGCGACACCTTGGGGGCCAGTGGGACCCGGCATTAAGTCGATCGCCGAGACCGCGTCGGAAATAGCCTGTGTTACGCCTAATAAATCTCTGGCTTGTTGCAAACTGGTAGCCGCAACGATCGGTGCCATGACATCGCTGATCGCGTCGCCGGGCAATGGTGCCGAGGTCGGACGATCCCATATCTCATTCCCTGCACTATCGTAGAGAATCTGTCGATAATCCCCTTTCCCGAGGATAATCGCTCGACCAGCCGAGTCCAAAACGACTGGATTGACATTAACGATATTGCCGGCCGGGTCTTGATAGGTGGCCTTCAAGTTGAGCGTACCGGGCACACACATCAGGACTTGGCCGCCCGCATAGGGGACGCCATTTTCATCGACGAACTGCTGTTCGGCGTTCGGAACAAGGGAATTGGTCATCTGGTATTTATGGGGATAGGGCACCCCATACACAGCCATAGCTTGCCGGCCGGTCTGTGTATGGGGTGATAGGCCCCCGGCGCTCCAGCCAATCGAGCAAGCAAGCTTGCCAATCCACAGACGATCCCGATTCGGCGGATTGGCACGCACGCCAATCTGTGGATCGCCTATTTAGATTTCGTAAATATGAGCTATGACCGATGATACAACCACTAAACGAGTCCGTCGAAACGGACGGATGCCGGAAGCCGAAGAATTACGTGACGCCGCCCGCAGCGTCAGTATGATCCTGCTGCAATCGCTCGCCGAGATTGTCAAATCCGGCAAGAATGAAGCCGCCCGCGTCTCCGCCGCCAAGGAACTCCTCGATAGAGGATGGGGTCGCAGTCATATCATCCCGTCCGGTGAATTGCGGCCACAGGCGAAGATCGAGGTGAGCTTCCCGGACGAAGATAAGAATGCCTAAAGGCTATTCCAGCTACGATCGTGAACGCGACGACCTCACTCAAGCGAAACCGAAGCTGATCGATGTCGCCGCGACCTTTCCACCGAAATTCAAGCCTTTCCTGACGGAAAGAGCCCGATGGAAGGTGACCTACGGCGGGAGAGGTGGCGCTAAGACCGAATCCTGCGCCAAAGCCTTGCTATTGATGGGTAAGAAACAACCGCTCAGAATTCTGTGCTGTCGCGAGATCATGCAGTCGATCAAACAGTCAAGCCATCAGGTCCTCGCCACGATGATCGAGGAACTCGGTCTCGGCTCGTACTACACCGTTGAGAAAGGCATGATCTACGGTCCGTTCGTCGATTGGGTCGATGCTAACGGTCAGCGGAAGAAACGGCGTACCGAGTTCCTATTCGCTGGACTAAGAGAGATGTCGGTCGCTCAGATCAAGTCATTCCACGACGTGCAAATCGCGTGGATCGATGAAGCTCAAGCCATCAGTAAGCGATCTATGCAAGTACTTGCGCCGACTATACGTCGTGCCGGTGGGTCAGACCCAAGTTTTCCATGCGAGATATGGCTGTCGTACAATCCAACGTACGAGCACGATTGGGTGCATGAGACGTTCGTCAACAATGACCCGCCGGACGACAGCATCGTCATCCCGATGTCGTTCGAAGATAATCCGTGGTTCGACCGCTCTGGTTTGAGGCCACTGATGGAGGAGATGCGCCGGCGGAATTATGAGGAGTACCTCCACGTCTGGGCGGGCGAATGCCTCAAATTCTGGGAAGGCCAAATCTATCTCAATGAGCTAAAAGAGGCCGATGAAGAAGGGCGGATCGGCGAGGTGCCCTATCGTTCCGACGCACCCTGTCAAGCAGCGTTCGATATCGGCGGCGGCAACGATGCCACCAGTATTTGGATATTCCAGCCAGTCGGCGACATGCTCCACCTGATCGACTACTACGAGGCGGTGCAATCGACCGTGGATGCCCATCTGCGTTGGATCGAATCCCGCCCGTACGTGGTTGACAAATACTGGCTACCCCAAGATGCCAAGCAAAAACACGCTGGTATGGCGCATTCCTACGAACAGCTAGTCAGGATGAAGGGCAAAAAGGTCCAAATCGTCCCTACTGGCGCCGGATCGGTCGAAGAAGGCATCAACGCGGTCAGAACTTTGTTTCCACGTATGAAATTCGATAGAAAACGCTGTGCTAAGGGTCTGATTGCGATCAGAAACTATCGGTATGAACTGGCCGGCGATGAAGAAGGTGTGTTCAAGAGTCTGCCAGTGCATGACAAATACTCCCATGCCAACGATTCACTAAGATATTTGTGTATGGCCTACCGCACGGCGAAAGACGCCAAGTCGGATATGTCTAAGTATCGCAACGCTAATCCCTTCCGGGGGCAATCGGACGGCTGGATGACGCTTTAGTGGTTATCAAATCTATTGCGAGTGACGAAGATGACATTTTACTCGGCATTATGCAGCTTCACAATGATGGTCAGCCATTCGATCTCGATCCGACGTTTTCGCGGGGAGCTTTCTATCGTAGCGGACGAGTGCCAATGCCGGTCCATCGCTTCGATCTCAATCCGGTCAGGGAAGATGTGCTTGCGGCTGGAGTGACTAACCTTCCGCTGGCTGATTGCTCAATCGGCAGCGTGATTTTCGACCCACCATTCATCTTCAATCCACATGGACGCTTTAGCAATGCACAGATTCGTTTCAGTAGTTTCCCCACATGGGATGATATGGAACGAACTTATCGCGGTGCATTGGACGAATTCAAGCGCATTCTGCGTCCCAAGGGGATTGTCGCCTTCAAGTGTCAAGACAACACTGATTCAAAGTCGGTGATGACCCATTGTCATGTTTGGCAATGGGCTACTATGGCCGGATTCTACGCCAAAGATGTGTTCATTAGATATCGGTATAACGGTCCCGTGTACAATCCCTATGTGCACCAACGTCATGCCAGAAAGTTCCACAGCTATTGGTGGGTTTTCGTTCGATGACGCTATAATCTCTAAATATCGCCATGACTAATGAAAAAATCCTCGCCGAGGCACGCGATCGATTTCGTAAATGCCAAACGCATGAATCTCAGGCTCGTAACAACTGGCGAGCCGATATGCGCTTCGCCTACGGGGATTCAGTCAACCTCTATCAGTGGCAATCGGACATCATCGACTCCCGTACCGCCAGTGGAAAACCTTGTTTCACCGTCAACCGGACAAAAAACTACTGCATGCAAATCGTCAACGACGCCAAGCAGAATAAAGCAGCGGTCGAGGTCCGGGCGGTCGGTGGAGGTGCCAGCTTCAAGGCCGCCGAGGTACTGGAAGGCATCGTAAGGCATATCGAATACATTTCCAATGCCGAAGCGGCCTATGAACAGGCATCCCATGACCAAGTGTTCGGTGGCATCGGCTACTGGCGGATCATCACCGACTATAGTCACGACGATAGCTTCGATCAGGAAATCTATATCCGGCCGATTAAAGACGCGCTGTCCGTCTATCTCGATCCCTATATCCAGCAAGCTGACGGATCGGACGCGATGTTCGGCTTCGTGTTCACCACGATGGATAAGAAGGATTTCGAGAAGGCTTTTCCTCGCCATAAGGATGCTATCGGCGACCTGCCATTCAGCATGGAGAACGACGCCGACGATCTGAAACTGCGGGAAGATCGCGTCAGGGTATGTGAGTACTTCCGGAAAACATTTGAGCCCGACACCTTGCACTATCTACAAGACGGCTCAACGGTGAAGGAGTCAGTCATCGAGGAGATGGGGCTGAAAGACAAACTCGACGAATTGAGTGTCAAACAACGGGACATCTCGGTCGCCAAGGTCGAATGGTATCTGATCGCCGGTGATAAGATCGTCAATCAGTCCACCTTCCCGTCCCAATACATCCCCATCGTGCGGTGTGTCGGTCAAGAGACGCTGATCGACGGTGTGCTCGACCGTATCGGCCATGTTCGTTCCCTGATCGATCCGCAACGCTCTTATAATTATTACACAAGCGCAGGAATCGAGTTCGTTGCGACTCAGACAAAATCCCCGTGGTTGGCAGATGTCGCCAGTATTGAGGGAATGGAAGAGTACTGGCGCGACGCAAACCTAAAGAATTATGCCGTACTTCCTTACAAAGGTCGAGGGGATGACGGCAATGAGATCGAGCCACCACATCGCGCCGACCCGCCGACCTATGCCAGTGCCTTTTTGGACGGCATGAAGGTCAGTGCCAGCGAGATGGAATTGACCAGCGCCCAGCCGCCCGCGAGCATGGGTGACACATCGAATGAACGGTCGGGTAAGGCCGTTCTAGAGCGTCAACGGGCCGCTGCCAATTCGACCTACCATTTCGTCAACAACCTATCGTCAGCGATTCGTCACACCGGCAAGATATTGATCGACATGATTCCGCGTGTTTATGACACCGAGCGGACGATGAAAATCCTCGCTCAGGATGGATCGATGCAGACGGTGAAGCTCGATCCGACCGCCCAGCAGGCGCATACGCCGATGCCGGCGCTCGATCCGGAATCAATCGATCCGCAACAAATCGCCGCCGTGCTCAATCCCTCGGTCGGCGAATATGATGTTGTCGCTGAGGTCGGACCCCAGTATGCCACCCGCCGACAGGAATTCGTCGCCGCCACGATGGACATCCTCGCCCAGAATGAGTCCCTTACGCCGCTGATCGGCGACTTGGTGTTCGCCAATATGGATTTCCCCGGCGCCCAAGAGATCGCCGAGCGGATGCGTCGAATGGTGCCACCACAGGCG